GAAATTGAGACGCTGAAGAAATCGCTCGAGGAATTTCAGGGCAGTGAACCGACCAATGGCGAGCCGCGCCGGACAGAAAATGGCGAGGGTTTTGCGGACACCATGGAAGGCGCCCTGGCTGGACTGGCAAAACTGGCCTCTTGACACTTTCGACCAAACTGGCGTAACAGTGCGCCACCAGCATAGTCGTGGGCATGGTCCAAAAAGCCCGCCGACTTCGGCTTGAGCCTCTTTGAAGGTGAGGAAAGTGGCCGACTTCTGAAGCTCTGAACAGCTTCTGACACACCCCACGGGCAATTACTACGTGCAGGCGTTGTGCTTTGCGCGGTTACCGCCCGAGTTATTCACTTTTGTGTCACTGAAGCTTTTATGGCATCCGTCGTCTCGTGTACGAAGTTCGCGCAATACCTCGTGGACCAACAGCCGGTTTACGACAAACTGATCCTCTCGGACATCCGGCCCACTGACTCTTGGATCCTGAACGTCAAAACGGGCACCTTCGAGTCTTACAGCGGGGTTGAGCATACCCTCGACCGGTTCCGTCACGTTTTCCCCAACACCACCAAGACCTGGAATCGGACCGCTTACGCTTCCTGCGTGGGAACGCCGTGCGATAAGACTGAGTATTGCATCGGCTGGGGCGCGACTCGGATCACCTACTACCTGGAAGAACAAAGCTGGCAGACGCCGCTTCTGTGCTTCGACCAGGACATGCACGTTACGAAGGCTCAGGAACATTTCCGCCAGATCATTTCTGACATCCTGCGTCCGGCCACCACGGACATCATGAGCAATTTCCTGCGCAAGCGGGCAATCACTCATGCGGACAAGCGGTTTATCGCCAACAGGACCATGACCGAGTTCACCTTTGCATGGTCACTCGTGGGCGATGAGGAACGCTTCTTCGACTGCTCGGCCAATCCAAATCAGGTGTTCAAGCTGGTTCCCCAAATGTTGCAGAGCCGCTTTGAGCCGCTCATGCGCCGCGGTTACGGCGGCAAGAATCCGTTCAAAGAGACGGCCCCGTTCATTGAGTTGGTCACCGATATTTCCACCTGCTGGGAATTGGACAAGCTTGGCGGCCAGACGGGCAACGGCGGCACGCCCTCGGTGGCAGCCAACTGGCGTTTCACCCAGTGGGACAGCGCCAACGCCTACTGGCGTTATGGGTTCAGCGGCCAAATCGGCAATTTCATGGTGCGCGTGGATCCCATGGGACTGCGCTTCAACTTCGTGCGCGACCTTGGCGCGGCTTCGGCCCCCAACCGCTACCGGTATCAGGTGGTGCTGCCCTACAAGAATCAGATCACCAGCGGTGCGGGCGGTGCCCCGGGGTTGGGGTCCATTGAGAATTCGGACTTCGACAATGCCCAGTTCCGGATCAGCTACATCTGGCACAAAATGGCGCTCGAGGCGCTGGTTGCCGATGCGACGCCGGTCAACCCGGAAATGCCCTTCTCGAGCCGTAACTTCGGCGGCAAGTGGCAATTCGTCATGGACAACCTTGGCACCGGCTCGGACGGGTGCGTGGTTGAGAATAAGCGCCGGAACAAGGGCCAGTTCATTGCCGATTTCAAATTGGCGATTCGCCCGCTCTACACCGAGTTCTTGAACGTGTTCTTCCACCGCGGCGAGCCGTTCTGCGTGCCTGAGATCAGCAACTGCAGCAGCGATCCTGGTTACCCCACCCAGACGTACGATAGCTGCAACACGAACTGTCCGTAATTTGTCGGGTGCAGTTATAGGGTCGGTCGCCGTCCGAAGTGGCGCGGACGGCGACCATCCTTGCACTTCAATCGAAAGATTCTTATGCCTGACTACATGGACAACGACGAGAGTTCCCCTTCCACTTCTGGCAGCACCCCGATGGACCAGACGCCCGAGAAAGCCGACGAGACCGAAGAGAATCTTGCCCTGGTTCCAAAGAGCTTTTTCAAAAACGAGCCCAAGCCTGGCGGGCGTGAGGAAGTCGAGATCGTGCAGGTTTACGAGGACGAGTGCTCGATAAAATGCGTTTACAAGGACGAGGAAAAGTCCGAAAGCGAAGAAGAAATGGCCGAAGGGGAAACCGCCCCCGAAGACGAGATGATGACGTGAAGTCATGGCGTGCGATCCAAACACGTTGTTGAACGATGCCAAGTGCATCGAAGCATGCGTTCCGCCCGGGGCGCTTTTAGCCGTTGAGATTGCCCTTCTGTGCGCGTTGATAGAGCAGGGGGGCGTTGGCGGGGGCGGTGGCAGTCAAATTACTCAGGGCCGTTCCCCGGCGGCACCCGATGATCCGACCTTACCGGCGCTGGACTATCCGGTTGGCGGGGGTTCACTTCTGCAGTGGGACGTCCCCTCACAAACATGGGTATGAAAACTCTCTTATTCGTTTTGGCTCTTGTTGGACTGGCGCTGCCATCCTTCGCGGCCAACCCTGCTTACACCTCTTTTGTCGGCACCAATGGCGCGACCATTCGCAGTAATCCGCCCAGTGGCGCGATCATCATCGACACCGGTTACTACTTTTCCACGTCGGATTTCGTGGCCACCAACTCAACGGCCAATTCCAATCTGACCGTCAACTTTCAGACGACGCTTACCCGGGAAATTTTCCTCACCAACAACATTTCGATCACCAACTTCACCGGATTCGCCGCCGGCCAGAACATGCTGGTGAAATGGAAGCTGGTTCCGCAGTTGGTCAACCGGACGGTGGTGTGGCCGAGCGGCTCACAGTTCAGTATCAGCCTGGGGACAAACCAGGGGTCAACGCTCTGGACGACGCTCACCAACGGGGTGACTTACCAGGTCGCCTTCGACAGTTGGAACACCAACATAGACGTCACTGTTGCCGCCTTTTACCGATGAGGACCATTTTTGCCCTGCTGCTGTTGTTAGTGTGCGTGAGCGCCCGAGGCGCTTTCACCGAGTTCTATGCAAACTCTGGCGGCACGAACGTGAATGCCGGTTCTACCACCAACGCGACGCCGCTGTTCAGCACTACCGCCGGGGACTGGGTTGCGGCCACTGGGGTTTACACCAAGGCGGGTTCCGACCTGTCCGCTGTCACCGCCGGGATGTGGGCCAGCGTCTACGTGGATGGGGCGACCACGGCAGCGTTCATTGGGCGCATTACGACCGTAAACGACGGTGCCGACACGATCACAGTCAGTACGACCATCAAGACAGGCACAGCGCCGGCGGACGGGACGGGGACGCGCAGCATTCGGGTGGGCGGTGCGTGGCAAGGGCCCTGGGTGGGTGGTGCGAACTCTGACGCATTCCCGTTCAGTTTGGTGAACAATCTGATGACCAACTTGGCCACGGATGTGCCACGGGTAAACTTCAAGAATTTCGATTTCAACAGTTGCACAAATTTTGTGCAGAACAGCAACGGGCCAATTCGGTTCCAGGGTTATGGGACCAATGCCGGGGACGGTGGATTTAGTTACTTTATTAATACCGGTAACGGGGTTGGTTTTGCCATGTGCACCATTAATGGGAACAACATTGACGTGGTGGATTTGGGGTTTACGCGCAACGGAATAAGTGGAAACGCTGTTTTGCTCACCATGGCTGGAAATGAAGGCTACGTTAGGGGGTGCTTGTTTTCCTCTTCTCGTGGGGTCGGCTTGCAAGTGAATCAAATTGCGGTGATTGAAGAATGTGAGGCACAGGGCTGCAATGCGGTCAATGCTACTCAGGGCGCGTATTCGCTTTTGGCAGCCGGAACTGTGGCAAGACGCTGTGTGGCGCAAGGCAATACCGGGACAGGAACCAGCGGGTTCGTGATTTCTTCAGGGGTTACATTGCAGGACTGCATTGCCGCCAACAATGGCCGCGATGGGGTGACAGCTAGCTCGTCCACTGGGGTGATTATTTATGGCTGCGATTTCTACACCAATGGCACCAATGGCATAAACCTTACTGGCGCTGCCGGGACGTTGGTCAATATCGAGAATTGCACTTTTCTGAGGAACGGGGCCGGTTTAGCCGGGGCTTTCGCCATCAACTCTTCGGGTAGCCTGGTGCGTAATGGCGCAGTCATCAATTGCGCGTTCGGAACCGGCACGACGGCGACTAATGGCAATGGCAGCGCCAACATTTTGCCGGGCACGACGCTTGAGGAAATCGGAAGCATCGGACTGGCTGCTGATGTCAGCCCATGGGTGGATGCGGCTGGGGGGAACTTCACCAAAACCAACACCGTGACGACGTTGTTAGGTACTGCGCGTGGGCGTTTTCTTGCGAACGCGGGTCCGTTATTTGTTGGCACCACCAGCTTTCCAGACATAGGGGCCACGCAGATTACCAACTCGCCTGGCGGGGTGATTGCCTACCCTCTTTACCGACGATGAGTTGTGACCCAAACACGCTGCTTGCCCAGGCCACACAGTTCCTGGCGCTCTCGCCCGGGCAACTGACCTCAGCGACCATTGGCGCTCTGGCCGACGTGGCTGAGGGTGGCGGCTTCGTGTCGGGTGATTTCCGTATTACGGAATTGGCCGACATTCGTTCGACGGAAGCGGGTGACCTGCGGATCTGGCATTGAACTATGGCCAACAAAACCATTCCCCAACTAACCGCGGTCACCTCAATTTTGGACTCTGCCCAGTTTGAGTTGGACCAATCTTCGGCGTCCGGTAGTTGCACCGCCGTTCAATTGCGCAGTTTGGCCAATGGCGTTGTTGTCGATGATCTGGCTGTGGACGATTTTTCTGGCTACGCCGTGGGCGCGGTGGCCAGCTTGAACGCCGGCAGCGGGTGGGCCGGCAACACTGGGGTGATTACAGGCGGCACCATTGTGGCCCGCACTGCCGTCGACGGGCGCGCTTTTCAGGCCCTGCAAATTTCCAATGGCCAGTTCGGTCGCCGGATGCCGTGGGGAAACAAGTGGTCCCGCCTAAAGCTCGCTGTTCTTTGGCGCTTGAACGGCTCGGCGTCTTTCAACCTGACCGCTGCCGATCCTCTTTTGGGCATTTGCTCTGGAACCACCAACATGGGGGCCAGCGCGACTTGCGCAAACTTCATCGGCTTGCGGTGGGGCTCTGGCGCTGGCGACGGCGTCACCTTCACCGCCGGCACGCTGATCAACTATTACAACATGTCCACGGCGTTCCGGTTTGTGACCCGGCGCGTGAACACCACCACTTTGCTGGGTGCGGGCGGCAGCGGCCACTGTCTGCCGGCCACCGAGGGGTATCACGGGGCGCTGGTTTACAACATCTGGCGTCCGGTTTATCTCAACGCGGCTTCCTCTGTGACTTACACCCACATGGAAATAAGCAATGCGGCTGCCGAGGTGGAATTGTCCAGGCAGCAAAACTCGATAGGGCGCCTCATGGAAGCGACCAATACCACTGCTGGCAGCGCCACTGATGCCGAGCAGGGCATTGTGGGCACATCGGTTGGAACCATTGCCGGGCTCTTCGACGAGTCCACCGGGGTGCTGGACACGCTCAACTTTTACTGGCCATTCACCAACGCCAACGCCGTTCTGGAAATTAGCGCCGTTGGCATCCGAAAGGTTGCCTGATTTATGGCTTGTGACCCGGCAACCCTCATTTCCCAATCCAGCTGCTTTGACTGCCTGGTTAGCACCGGCTTGGCCCCCTACGTCGAAATCGTTTTGCTCTGCGCCATTCGGGACGGCACGGTCATTTCCACCGACCCGCAGGCGTTAATCACCCAAGCCAGTTGCCTGTTGGGGTGCATTCCACCGGGCGCACTTGCCGCTGTGAAGCTGGCGATCCTCTGTGATATTTTGACGCCCTGACTTATGCCGTGCGATGTGGATGAGATCCTGCAGGAAGCCAATTGCATCCTGGCTTATATCCCGCCGGGGGCAATGCAGGCGGTGAAGGTCTCGTTAATGTGCCAACTGGCCGGCGGGGGAACCAATATGCTCTTCGTTTTAAAAGCTGGCGACACGATGACCGGTGCCCTCGTTCTGACCAACAGCCAGACAGCTCTGCAAATTGGCGGCACCACCGCTTCATTTCCAGCCATTGGGGTGAGCGCGGGGTTGCTGCAAATCCGTCTGGCAGACAATTCCAATTACGGGATCCTTCAATCGGGGTTTACCCAGGTTAATGTGGTTGACGCCAACAACAATACCCAGCCAGTGGCGCTCGAGGCTTACCACGAGACCAGCGGTGGGGCCGGTGGCGGGGCAGTCAATGACGGGGTATCGGTGGACTTTCGGGCGGACTCGGACACGACCGACCGCCAGCAGCAAGTGCGGCTCTCGAGCTTGTGGAATGTGGCCGCTCACGCCACGCGCACCTCGGAACTTCGGGTGATTTCCACCATTCTTGGCGTTGCCACGGAAGCACTGCGGGTGAGCAACGCGCAGGTTGACGCTCGCAACGCTGCTGTGTTTGCCGTCGCTGGCACGCAAGTGGTTGGCCCGCGCAACACCGGCTGGACCACCTTTGCCGGCACCGCCAACAAGAACGCCGGCGGCCTTGATACCGGCACCTGCACCACCGCTCAATTAGCGCAGGTTGTAAAGAGTGTCGTTGACGCTCTTATCGCACATGGGTTAATTGGTACGTGAGAGTTACCGCCACCGCCACTGCCGTCCTGGCGCTGGCGTTTCGAGTTTTTGCCCCCGTTCCAACGATCACTTGGGGATGGGATCCAAGCCCAGAAACCAACGTGGTCAATTATACCCTGTATTGGCACCCGGCCAGCGGCAATCCCATGGTCCAAAGCGGTGTGATGGTTACCAGCACGGTGAGCCAGGTGACCTTAGCGGTGACCAACTTTGTCTTTGGTCCGAGCGTGTTCACCGTCACCGCCAGAAACGCCGCGGGCCTCGAGAGCCTGCCCAGCAACGCCGTCAACTGGACCAACCGTTATTTCGCCCCGCCTTTGAGCGTGCGGGACAGCAACGTGGTGACCTTCACCCTGCAGAAGTCGGACCGTCCCTTTGGCGGCTTGTGGACCAACATTTCCCAATCGGTGGCGCCGTCGATGACGAATGGCTTTTACCGCGGGGTAATTCTGCTAGAACAAAGACCATGAAAGAACTCTTCGCGTCGATCAGTCACAATCCCAAGCCGATCATTTGCGCCGGGTTGGTGGTTTTGGGCACCTACATTGAGAAGCACGTTGGCGCTTCAGATTGTGTGTGGACCGCTGGCGAATGGCTCACCGCGGCAGGGCTCATGGGCCTTGGCGCGTTCCTTACACCCAAATCGCCGGCGCCAGCAGAACCGCCGCCCAAGTAATCAGGTGTAGGTGAGCCGGTGGTTGGTCTCGAGGCGCTGCATGCGCTCGCGATAGACGTTTTTCCACTCGTCGTTTTTGATGGTGGAATCCTTCGCTCGAATGGTGGCGATGATAAAACCCAGCCGCCGGGCCATTTCCACACCTGTGACCAAGCCGTCAAACAAGTCGGGCGAGCGCCCCGTTTTGAGCTTCATTTTGTCCTTGGGCTCAACCTCGATCTTGTTGGCCCCGACAAATCCCCACTCGCGCATGCACCCCTCGTTCATCACCTCTTCGGTCATGCCCCGGAACTGGCGGCTCTGAATGGTGAGGGCAACCGAGTACCACAGTTCGGTGACAAACTTTGAGTAGTAATCACGGCAGGTTATCTTTTGGTCCGTGGGCAGCCAGGTCACCGGGCGCTCGGAAGGTTTCCCGCCAAACTCAATGGGCACCACGTAGGGGGACCAAATTCTGGCGAACGCGCCCATGAGCGTCCCGCGTCCGGTGGAATCGAAGCCGAAATTGTGCGGTGGGATCTCGTTTTCCTCGCACCGCTTTTTGACGAAATTGGCAATTTGGTCCTCGGGTATCTCGTCCACCTCGACGCTCACCGGGACGATCATGGTTTCCAACAGCGCCAACAGCTGGACGTCGTTTGGGTCCATGCCGAACTCGAGCCGCCCGAAAATGCAGCGGTCCCCGCCGATGCTGCCATAAGCCGCGTCCAGAAAGGCAATCTGCGTGCGGTTGGTATTCTTCCACAGCGGTTCTTCCATAGCGCCGAACTTCAGGCACATTTGGCGAGTGATGACCCGGCGCAATCCCTGGCCGCGGGGCATGCGCCCCTCGTTCATCATGGTGAACTGCAGCGAGTCTTTCCCGTAAAAGGCAATGTCCGCGTCAATGGACTTCTGCTCGATAAGCGGGATACCCAACTTGCCGTCGAGATTGGGCGAGTCGCTGCCGACCAACTGTACGCAGATCCCCTGATCAAAGCGGGTGGCCCACGACTTTGTTTTGGGCGCTTGGTCAATGCCACCATCCCACCCGCCCAGGTGCGCGGCAGGCTCGCAAATCATGCCAAGGGCGTCCGTGGTTTCCTTGGGGTTGCCCAGCGCGACGCACTTGAAATCCGCGTTTTTGTTCAGGTTGCTGATCGCATCGACGAAAACCCGGTGCATGAGGTGGCACTCGTCGGCGACCATGCGGACGCGCTTGTTTTTGATACCGGCGAAGCTGCCCAAGCCGACGTAGCTGCCGCCCTTTTTGCAGGGCACCCCGCAAATGCCGTTGCGGAAATCTCGGCCGTCCTCAGCGTCCCATTTGCTATCGCTCACGATGCGCAGCCGGCTCTCGAGCAAATTGCCCGGGATGATATTGGGGAACCTGTCCTTGGCCATGCGGTGGTACTTCTTAATTTCACCCCAAACGCGCATCTCGAGCATTTCCCGTTCGGTGGACGAAACCAACACGGTGGTGCAGTCAAACCACACGTAGTAATCGGCCAGGACGTGAATGGCCGCCGAGTGCGTCTTGCCGCTGGACGCCGGGCCCATCTCGCCGATGATCCGGTGGTTCAGGTACGCTTCCAGTTCCAGTTCGTTCCACCGGTGCCAAATGTGCTCGGGCCAAATCAAGCTGATGAAGCGTTTGAAGTGGAAGTAAAGACCGTTGCCGACGTATTCCGCGCTCTTGGTTTTCTTCCAGCGACCACCGCGCCGGATCATAATTGCCTCAACGGTGACGGGTGAAAGAAGAGGTTCCCAGCGGGCGCCGTAGAGGGAAACGTAGTTGGCCATTGAAGTTGACCTTATTAGCGCAGTGCTTACCGTGCAAGCTCATGGCCACTAACGGCACCACAGTTCGCATTGTTGACGGCCAGCTTGATTGGATTGCCGGAATTGACTCTGGCGTTGTCCCCACAATTGTTTCCCCTGGATTTGAAACCGGACTGAAACGCAATCAGCTGGCTTGGGCAACCAATGCGACAATGCGCGGTGGCGGGGTGTTGCAGCGCACGGGCTGGCGGCCACTTGTTCAGAATGTGCCTTGGCAGGGAATTTTTCAGGGCGCCTACCTCTACGAGCCGCCGTTTGCAAATCCCTACCTTATCGCTGCCATTGGCGGGCAGATTTACCGGATCAACGTCGACACCGATAACTCGGTGGTGAACTTGACCTCAGCTTTCCCCGGCACGGCCATGCCGCCCAACGAGCCGGAATATTTCTTCGTTCAGGGCGAGCAGTTCCTCGTCATTCAGGCTGGCGACCTGACTACCCTGCCGCTGTTTTGGGATGGGGCCACGCTGCGCCGGTCCAAGGGGTTTCTGGGTGTGGGCAATCCCGGCAACGAACTGAAGGCGGCTGGCCCGATGGATTATTACATGGGCCGGATCTGGTACGCCTTCGGGCGCCAGTATGCCGGCGGGGACATTGTGGGCAGCCAGGTATCAGGCACCCCGGCGTATAATTACCGGGACTCGATTCTGAAGGACACCGAGAACCCGGTTTCCCTGGCAGGGGACGCCTTCATCGTTCCCACCATGGCCGGCAACATTCGTTGCCTGCGGCACTCAGCCAACCTCAATACCGCTCTTGGCCAGGGCCAGCTTTACGTTTTCACGCGCCGGTCAATTTACGCGACCGACGTTCCGCCGACCCGGGCCGAGTGGAAGTTGTTGCGCGAGCCGTTGCAGCGGGTGATACAAATTGATTTCGGCTCGGTGGGGGACCGGTGCGTCGTGCCCGTCAACGGCGACCTGTTTTACCAAGCCATGGACGGGATCCGCAGCTTGACGGTAGCCGTGCGCTATTTCGACCAGTGGGGAAACGTGCCCATCAGCACGCCTGTCGGTCGCCTGTTGCAATTCAACGACCGTGAGTTAATGCGCTTTTCCACGGGCATGAGTTTCGACAATCGGCTCTGGCAGTCAGCGGTCCCGTTCCAGACGCTCAAGGGGGTGGCATTTCAGGCGGTCACGCTGCTGGACTTTGATCTGCTGGGAACCATCGGCAACCGGATGCCGCCGGCGTGGGAAGGGATGTACGAGGGTTTGTATTTTCTGCAGCTGCTCTCAGGTGACTTTGGCGGGTTGCCGCGTGGTTTTTCTTTCATCGTCAGCAAGCTCACCGGGAATATTGACCTGTGGGAAATGACCACCCAGAACCGCTGGGATAGTCAGGTCAACGGCGATGGGGACCGGGTGACGTGGTTTATCGAAACGCCTGCCTACACTTGGGGCGATCCGTTCATGCTCAAAAAGCTGGATGGACTCGAACTGTGGTTCGACAAGATGTTGGGCACGGTCAATTTCATGGTGGAATACAAGGTGGACCAGAATCCGTGTTGGATCATGTGGCACGCCTGGAAGCAATGCACCGCCAAAGATTGCCGTGAAGATCCCGAGGCGGTCACTTGCCCGGCTTACCCGGTGCAACCCTACTGCGAGGGTTTCAAAGCCACCGTCACATTGCCTCAGCCGCCAAACCAGTGTGAACCCAACAACGCCCGGCCCACCACCGAGGGGTATCAGTTCCAGATCCGGCTCACGATCAAAGGGTGGTGCCGGCTGCGGGGCTTGCGCGTGTTCGCCCAGCCGCGGGCCAAAGAGCCCTACAAGAGTTGCGTATGCGGCCCGTCGAATTTCTTTGAAACAGAATCGGCTTCCGCCTCTACGTCCGCGGCGCCAACGCCAACACCAACGCCAGAGCCTGAACCAGAGCCGGAACCGGAACCGGAACCGCCGGTCAGCGCGATCAGCTGGACGCCCGACACCGCCAGCGCCTATTGGGAAGACAACGTCGGGAACTTCTTCACTGGCGATTTGGCTACGTTCCTGTCCACAGCCAATCTGAACGACATGGGTTATTTCGAGGTGACCGGCCACGCTGTGAGCGCGATCACCGGGTTGAACCTTTTGGTCGACACCGAAACGATCCTCGTCAATTCCAACAGCCTGATTTCCATTCCGGCGCTGCCGACCACGGGTAACCTGACCCGGTTCGCCTGTTCCTCAAATTTCATCACGTCGATCACCAATCTGCCTTCCAGTCTGACTGACGTGGAAGTGGGCGGGAACCAACTCACCACCATTCCCACCCTGCCGGTGGGCGTGGTGATTTTGGAACTTTCGGTAAACCTGTTCAGCGCGGCCACCGTAAACTCGATCCTTGGCCAACTCGTTGCTAATGGCTTAAACAATGGGCAGGTGTTCTTGGTGGGGTTGGATACCTCGCTATCCGCGGCGAACATGGCCACTCTCAGCGGACGCGGCTGGACCGTTGTTATATGATCGTTCCTTGCAACCTAGTTTTAAACTCGTGTCTTCCGTGCAATGACTCGCCCATTGCCAATCTGACGGCAGAGAATCCGGATGTTGACGTTTTCGTGGCCTTCCGCGATTTCCGCGGCAACCCGCCATTAGGGGTGATTTACGCGCAGTTGGGTTGCAAAACGATCTGCTTCTCTCAGGTCTCACAGCAGGAAGCCAACGACTGCGCCCGGCGCTCGTCGTCATTGTGCGTTTGGCGAACGTGGCAACCGCCCCACCAGCCGCCCATACCCCCGGGGCCGAACGGCAAGCGCAAGGGCAACGGGAATCCCGACGACATACCGATCAACAACCCCCGCAGTCCGGTGCGGGTGTTCCGCAATCGGCGCCAGACATGCGACGTCAGTTGTCCGGATGGGCAATCCTTCACCGGCGAAGTGGCTGCCGGAACCGTGGTCGCCCTCACCCAGGCGGAAGCCGACGAGAAAGCCAAGTCGCTCGCCTGCAAGCGGGCCATTTTAGAGCAGATCTGTTTCATCACCGATAGCTTGCCCAGCATTTGCTTGGGGGACAGCTACAGCGCCCGGCTGCAAGCCAGCGGCGGGACCACGTTTTCGGATGGTTCTTACGAGTGGAATTTCTTTGGCGACCTGCCGCCCGGGGTGGACCTGAACAGTTCGACCGGGGTTATCAGCGGCACGCCCATGGCCAGCGGCAGCTTCACCTTCGAGGTTGAGGTGATTGACGCCCGCGGGGTGACCAACACCAAGACGCTTTCCATTTGCGTGATGGAAATTGTGACGGGGGCGACCCTGCCCGAGGCGACCAACGGCCAGGCTTACATGACCCCCTTGGTGCAGGATCCGGCGAGCGTATCCAGCGAGGTGTGGACTCAGATCGGCGGGACGCTGCCCCCGGGAATTACGCTGGCTTCAAACGGGGCTTTGAGCGGGACGCCCACCGAGGAAGACACGTTCACCTTCACCCTTAAATGTGACGCCACCTGCAACGGGGCACCGGTCAGTTGCACGAAACAATTTTCTCTCGAGGTGGTTTCCGGCGTCGATTGCATGGGTGAAGCTGATTCAATTGCCGATGCGGCGTGGACCCAGATTTCCCCGCCGGCTGCCGGGACGATTGCCATTGCCGCCGGTGACGGCGTGTTCACGGGCGTGGATCCGGCTGGCCCATTTGTGGAAGCCACCGCCCAGATCTGCAACCCGCAACAGGATCCGTATGACTTCACCCTGGATATAAGCTGGACCGTGGCCGGGTTTGTCGTGGTCAACACCCAGGCGATTCTGCGTCTGAACGGGGTGGACCACCCCAGTCCGGTGGGCGCTGCCAACGGCAATTACAACTTCCAGGTGACGCTGCCGCTGCCGTCGGGCGTCAACACGGTGAGAATCTATTGCACGGCCACCGGCGTCTTTGCCGGCACGCTCAACGGCTTTCTAACGGTGCGTCCACTGACACCACCCTGAATATGATTCCATTCCTCAGATTGAAAGATGTCCGCACCTCGCGCATTCCCCAATCCATTGGCCGCTGCGACGCCGACCAGTCGGAACTGATTCAGATAGTCAACGAGGCGCAAGAGCGGCTGATCTTCGCCGGGGGTGAAGTGGGTTGGTGGGGTAGTTGGGCCAAGATGATCTTCAACGTCGATTCGTTGACTGACCCCTTTGTCACCCTGCCGCGCACCGTCGCCCGGCTGATCAATCTGGACGTGTGCAATTTCCCCGTTCGGATTCAGAACGAGTTTTATGAGTTCCTCGAGGCTGGCATCGGGCTGCAGCCGCAGGTGGGTTGCCCCAACAACAATTGCAACCGGCTCGAGACCTACGACCGTGGGACGTTTCCCACCATGGTGGACTTGATTGCCGGCAACAAGCGGCTTCGTGCCTACACCACCGATGCCGCCGACGTGAATCGGCGCGTGCTCTTTCAGGGCCAGGACGGCAACGGCTCGACCATTTACAGTCTCGACGGCTTTGATCAGGTATCGGGAATTTACGTTTCGCTCACGCAACCCTTCGTCGATACCCCGCTGGATTTCAGCCTTATCACCGGCATTCAGAAGGACGTGACCATTGGGACGGTTCCCATTTATGAGGTGGACACGGTGACCGGCGAGCAGCGGTTGTTAGTGACCATGCAGCCGAGCGAAGAGGTGGCCAACTACCGGCGTTATTTCCTGAACGGCTTGCCCATGAACTGCTGCAACCCGACTTTGCCGGGCGTGTCACAGGTGCAGGTCACCGCCATGGCCAAGCTTGAGTTCATTCCCGTTTTGGCCGACACCGATTATCTGATGATCCAGAGCTTGGCGGCTCTGAAGGAAGAATGTCAGGCGGTGCGCTTCTCGGAAATGGACGACACGACGTCGCTGGGGCAAGCCGACGAGCGGCACAAAAAAGCCATTCGCCTGCTCAACGGGCAATTGCGGCACAAGCTCGGCAAAGAGCATCCGGCAATCAACTTCGCCCCGTGGGGCACAGCAAAACTCAACAACCAGCGAATCGGTTCGCTGTTCTAAAATTATGGCCGTAACAGGTGGACGTTTTGGTGGCGGTGTGGGCGGTGGTGGTGGGTATGGACTCACCGGCGCCCCGCCTCGCGATTACAACCGGGCCAGCGGCGGCATTCCCGGGGTCACTTCGCCGATAGGAACCGTCAAGGGCAACTTGGGCGACCTGACCGCCATTCAAGGTGGACTCACCGGCAGCGCGCTGGATGCGCTGCGCAAACAGTACCCCAGCGACTATTTCAGCGTGCTTGGAACACTGCTGGGAAATGTCGGGCGACGCGCTGCCGGTGATATTTCAGATTTGCTGCCCGAGCTTCAGCAAAACTCGGCCGAGCGCGCCGTGGGCGGCGGTTTCTCTGGCAGCGGGATGGAAAACACCAAGCTGTTGCGCGACATCGGCCTTACCCGCTACGACGTGCAGAACCAGGCGCTCGCTGGCTTGGGGGCCATTCAGGGGTTGATCCCAAAGGTGGGCCCGACCGATGTCACCGGGATCATCAACCACCAATTGGACGCGCAGAACCGGGCCGACCAATACCGGGCCGCGCCGGTGCCAGAGGACGCCTACCAACGGGCGCGAGCGGCAGCCGGCGGCGGGGGCGGTGGCGGCGGGGGCGGCGGGACGCCCGGCATTCGATACGGTGGCGGCGGGGCCAGCGCGGGCAGTTCAGTGGACGACATTTTGAAGCGTTACGGGGGCGGGGTTGGTTTTGGTGCGGGTTCAGGTCCGCCGATAATTGGCAGAGGAACCGCAGGATCCCCCATGGGACAAAACGCGGGCATGAATCCCGCACCTTATGGCAGTATCCCCTACAACAATGGCGCTTGGACACCCGACGATTACGGAATCCCCTGGAATTCATCGGCGCCGGTTAGTGATAACCCAGAGGATTTTGGGATCCCGTGGGACACTTCTTCCAGCACTGACGTCAACGACTACGGAATCCCGTGGGATTACAACCAGCCGGTGAGCGACGATCCGAATGACTTCGGGATCCCGTGGGACTATTCCTCTGCCGGCGGCTTTGATGACGAATCCTCTTACTGACCAATTCTATGGCTGACGTGACAATGCCCCCCTGGCTGCGGATTGATCCAATCGAGCCGGCTCGGATTTTGCAGCGGTCCAACGCCCAGCGTGGGGCGCAAGCCATCGCCGAGCGCAACGCGCAGATCCAATACCAGCGGCTGCAGCAAGAGCAGGAAATGCAGAACGCCCGGCTTGCCGCGCAGGAACGGGCCAGCGAGCGCCATGCCCAGGTATTGAAAGAGACCCGCGACGCCGAGCTTGCCCAGCATGCTGCCCAGCTGCAAATGCGCCGGGAACAGCAAGCGATGCGCGCCCAACAATTTGAACGTCAGTTGCGCATACGCGAGAAAGCCGCCGAACAGGAAGCCGCCTCAGCCGCCCGCAAAATGGAAGGCATGAAGGCGGTGCAGGAAGGACTGAAAGCGGGCGTGCCACTCGAGAAGCTTCTGGCCGAGAACGCGCCCAATTTGTTTGCCGACAAACCACAGGCGCTTGGCCAGACACTACGCGCAGTGACGCCGGTGGGAATGCCCAAAGAGGCGACCAACGCCGCCGGCCAATCCTACTTGGTAAATTCGCGGACGGGCACGCCGACATTTGCGCCTCGAGCCGCCGCTGGCGTGGCCACTGGCCCAATTACAGCGCAACCGATATTGGACGAGTCTGGGAAGCCAGTTGGCGGCATGGCCATTCGCGGGCCCCATGGCGGTGTGCAAGCTGTGCGGCCGCAAATGACCCTGGCCGAGCGAGCCAAAATTCTGACCGACCGGCTGGCTGTCATTAAGGGTTTGATCGAAGAACCGGACAGCCCCGCCCAAGAGAAGCTGCTCAAAAAACAGCGAGACGGTATTCTCAAAGAGCTTGAGGACATGACTGCACCGTCCACTGAGAAAGCAGCGGGCAAGGAAATGGAAAACATTCCGCCCGAAGAACTGGCTGCCAACGAGCTTGAACCCGGTGAAGAAGAGCCACCGACCGACGAAGAGGATCTCGAGCCCGCCGCGGACGACGAAGACCTGGAACCGTAATGCCCGTTGAACTGCCAGACGGTTTGGAAGAAGAGTTCGCCCCCGACGACTACGGGATCCCGTGGGAAGACATCGCCCCGCCCCCGCGGCTCATGATGCCTGAGGGCATGCGCCAGCCGATGGTCCGTAGTGAAATCAGCGACTACGAGCGCATGCTGCAGGAACAGGCAGCGGGCCAGGAAGCAGAGCGGCAAGCCAACATGTATGGCTTTCTCTCGCGCAACGTGGTCGAGCCTTGGTCACTCACCCCAGAGAACCCGCTCGGACCCGTTGGCTCGGCGCTGCGGCCACTGGCCAAGCCGGTGCACGCAGCCACGGAATTTGCCGGGAACACAGGTGTTGGCTTTGTCTCTGATATCGGTGCCGGCGGCATTCAGAGCGGCGAGTTTCCGCTGTTGAACCAGGCGCTTGGCGGCCAGCACGTTTCCAACATCGATCAGACTTCCGGGTTGGGTGCCCGCATTGCTGAAGGGGCAGTCCGAGGCGCTGGCGAAATGGTGCCAGGGCTTGCGGCCACGAGTCTTGGGGTGCCCGCGCCGGTGGCGTTCGGCGGCCAAATGGGACTGAGTGAATTGGAACGCTCTGGCGACATTGGCCGGGCGATCACCCAAGGCACGGTTGGCGCGCTCATGCCGGGGATTGGCGAACTAGGGGCGGCAGGGGGCGCGGTGTTAGCAGGTCGGGCGGCTGGCTTTGTGCCGGAAGTGTTTGAAAAGGCGGCCCTGGCGGCGGGTGAAGCCGGTGGCCGGCAAGTGTTCCTAAACGCGCTCATGGCGGCTGGCAACGCGCCCGGGTTGATCGAAGCGTATCAGCAGGATCCACTCAAGGGTGCGGATATGCTGGCCGAGCAGATTGGCGCGAGTCTCGCGTTTGAGGCACCGCACATTCCGCACATGGTGCGGGAATCTTTCGCCCGGCAACAGGGGCAGCGGTGGCTTGAAGACCCCAGCTATCTCAACCAAGTCGACCGGCTCACCACCGATATTGCCCAGCCGCAACGCCCAAGCCGGCTGGAATTGCCAGAGTCACTGAAGGCTCTGGCCGAACACGAAAGGGAATCAAATGCCATACAAGAGCGACAAGCAGCGCAAGTTCTTCGAGATGTGCCGGAACAACCCGGGCAGCGCGCAGGGCAAGTGCCCGCCGAAGAAGGTCGTGCAGGAATTCCACCAAGCGAGTTACCACCCGGAAACGAGGGTGGCGCACCACGCGCAGAAGCGCCGGGGGAACGTGAAGTACCACTGACGCAAGAACACTTGGCGCCCGCCGAAGGTGCCAAGCCAGAAGTTGCGCGGTTGAGCACCTCGCGTTTCAAGAATCCGCTCACCGGTGATCCGATGGGGACCACCTACCACGCCACCCCAGAAGATTGGGCACAGTGGCAGAAGGTGCAGGAAGATTTCGCCAAGGCCAAAGCTGAAGGCAAAGACCTGTCCGAAGTCCAAGACATCCTGAAACGCAACGAGGCGATCAAAAACAAGTACGGTGGCATGCCGCCGGAAGCGCCCAAGCCTGGCCAGGAACATTTGTCGCCAGAGGAACATGCGGATATCGGCAAACGAATGGCGGAACTGATTAGTGAGGGAAAAGCCAACACCCAAGAATTTCAGGATATATGGAAGCAGTTTGAGGATCTGAGACGAAGTACGAATATCAAGCGAATGGTGTCGCAGTCGGAAAACACCTACCGCCAGAAATTCGGCAACGAGCACCTGACTTTTGAACACGAGAAGTTCACTACCAAAGGCAACGGGTTGCTGGACGAGCGCAAGCTGGCCCAGGCAATAGAGAGCGGCGAACTAAACGGCGGTGAAGCTGTCAACAAGCTGCTGTTGCATTTGCTCAAACCCGACGCGGCCCACCCGCTGGAACCCATCCAAATTATTGACATGTCGCCTTACGAGCGGCAGCAGTTTTACGGCGGGTCTCAATTTCGCGGACGCTTCCGCCTGCGGGAAGGCAATCGCGAGGGAATAGTTCAGGTTCTGTCCAAAGATAATAGCGGGCAGACAATTAACCAAGCCGACTTTCTTCAAACCCTGACTCATGAACTGGTTCACAACGCTGTCACCAGCAAATACAATCAGGCACCTGAATCGCTGCAGGGGGAACTTGATGTGCTCTTTGCCTATGCCAAAGAGAAAGCTGGCGGCACTGAATTTGAAGGGCACAACACGTTCAAAAACGTGCATGAGTTTCTGTCCGAGGCGTCTTCCAACCCGCGGATTCAGAATTGGCTGACCAACCTGGAATACAAGGGCGGCAAAGGTGCAGCCAAAAATGTTTGGGGTAAATTCGTCGACTTGGTTCATAAGCTGTTTGGCTCGCCCAAAGACGTTTCCGTTTCGGCGCTGGGTGAAGCCATGCGGATCTCAAGCGAACTTGAAGTCATTCGCCGGGAAGCTCACCGGGACCAGTTTCCGCCGGAAGTGCAGGAAGGCCCGCGGCCAGCCGAGGAACGCCTGCGGCCAGAGGAAGAAAAGCCGCCATTCCGTGCCCGCGGTGAGGACGAAACGCTGACGCAGTACGCCCAGGCGCGGCGTGAATATCTTGGGCAAGCTGCCCCTGAGGGGGCCAATCCGGAACGGCTCAAGGCGCTTCTGGAAAAACAGCGTTCTCAATTGCTGGTGGCACAGGGTGCAGGCGAGGGGCCATTGCAGACTGTTTTGAAACGGCAGATTCGCCAGACAGAAGCACTTTTAAAATCCGCCGAAGAAAGACAGAAGACCCTTCCCATGCGCCCGCGGGCGGGGGAAGCCGGGGCCATAAACCTGCAGCCGCTGCAGGCGATGTTCAACAACGCCGCACCGGCGGTGAAAGCGTCGTGGGAAAAGGTCAAAGGCTTTGCCGAGGAAGCGCAGAAGGGCGCCAAGGAACTGGGGGAAGAGGCGTTCAAGGCCCGCAAAATGACCGACTACCGGCGCAGCGTGCTCAACTGGTCGGCCAAACTGCAGAAGTCATTCGGCGACGCCGCTGCCGCCCGGGTGGATATTCGCGAGCGCGTTCCCGACAAGGTCCGCCGCGAGGGCATCACCAACTGGATCCAAGCCGACGGTGACGCCGCTACCCTGCAGCAGCGCATGGCGGCCACCACCGATAAGAAACTCAAAGCCGGGTATCAGGCGGCTCTTACCCTCACCCCGGCTGAGGTGGCGGTGGCCAACGAGGTGCGCGGGCGTTACAACCGGCTCGGCCAGCGCGGTCAGGGTTCCGGGGTTCTCGACACGTTCAAACAGAACTACGTTACCCAGATTTGGGACTTGGGCAGCGGGGTGGGCGGGGCCGAGCGCAGCACCGGGCGCACGCTCAAAGAGAAGTTCAAGTTCGCCAAGGCCAGTTCGTTCCCCACGTTTTTTGACGGTGAACAGGCTGGGTATAAACCAAAGACCAAGGACATTTCCGAACTGCTGCCGGTTTACATGCACGAGATGGAATCGGTGATTGCCGCCCGCGAAATGGTGCAGCAAATGAGCAAGGGCAAAGCCTCGGACGGCGAGCCGCTTGTCACCAAGTTGGGCGGCGGCATGAGTATTCCCGACACAGCCACCGAGCCGGGCGTCACCCTGGTTCTGCCCAAGAGCGCCAAGGAAGACTTCAGCACCTACAAAACGATTCCCAATCAACCCGCGTTACAGGGTTGGAAGTGGGTCACCAAGGATTCGGCTGGGAACAATATTTTCGTCAAAGCCGACGTCGCCCTGCACCCCGAGGCGTATAACCGGCTCAAGGACGTGTTGGGCAAGTCGGCAATTCGCGAGTGGTATCAGACGCCAACCACCCGGCTGGCGGCCATTCCCAAGGGAATCGTCCACTTCCTTGACGCCTTCAACAGCGAGACCAAGCGGACCATGCTCGGATTGCTGGCGCCGTTCCACCAGGTGCAGACGGGCACTCACGGCTTGGGGCACCGGGTAAACCCGTTCGGGAACATTCCCAAGGTGAACCTGACCACCGATCCCAGGCAAATGGACGCAGCCAGGCATGGGCTCATGCTGTTGCCGGACCGGGCCAGCCAACAGCAATTCATGGAAGGGTTTAGGACGAGCGGCTTGGTGAGCAAGATCCCCGGGTTGGGCCCGGTGGCGGACATGTATTCGAATTACCTGTTCCACCAGTACATTCCCGGGCTCAAGTTCAAAACCTACGAGGCGATCCTCGAGCGCAACAACCGCGTGTTTGAAAAGCAGTTGCAGCAGGGAAAGCTCAAGGCTGAGGACGTGAAGGCGCTCTCGGCCGAGCAGGCCAATGCCGCTTACGGGCACCTCAATTGGGCGGATTTCAGCGTCAACCCCACGATTCTGCACATTGCCCAACTGGGGTTGCTGGCACCTGATTTCCTGGCCGCCCGCACGCTGTTCTTGGGCCAAGCCCTGTCCGGTGCCACCGGTGCCAAGGCTGGCCGGGAACAAATGCTGGCTCTGTCCACCCTGGCGCTCAGCCAAGCCGCCGCGGCGTTTACGGCCGCCTCGCTGGCGGGCGGTGAGTGGGACAAAAATTCCCCCTTCGAGTTCACCGTTGGCACCCGCCGCTACAGCATCCGGTCCATTCCCCAGGATTTAACCGACATGATGCACCACGGGTGGCAGTTCTTGCACAGCCGCCTTTCCCCCATTATCGGCAAGGGCGCGCTGCAGTTTCTCAGTCGTGTGGACTACGCCGGGCGCAAGGTCACCGCCAGCCAGACGGCCAAGGAACTGGCCACCCAGCCAATCCCCATTTCGATCCGGTCGCTGCCGGGGGTGCGCGGCGTCTCTGGGGCGGAACGGCCCGGCGCTATCAAGTGGTGGGAACAAATGGCCGGCACCGTGGGACTGCGCATCGGGCGCTTTGACCCAAACGAAAAGCTCGCCGACATCCACACCAAGTGGCTGGAACAGAACAAGGATCCGAAGGTGCGCGCCGACTACGAGCGCAACCTGACTGCGGTATATCCGATCAGTAAATACCGCAGCTTGGACGCCGCGCTGGCTGACCGTGACCCGGACGCATCCATGAAAGCCATTCAGGAATTGCGCCCCTTGGTTGACCACGACGCCGACATAAAGAAGCGCATGCGCCCGACCATTGGCGAGGGGTTGGGGATTATGCGCAAGCCCATCTTCCACGAGTCGAAGGATCTCGAGCGCAAGTTTGTCCGATCCCTCGAGCCGGAAGAGCGGATCCTTTACGAGCGGGCCATTAAGCGCCGACGGGAAGAGTGGCAGTTTTT